ATCTACAGAGATCATCCCAAACTGTGTGATCACATAGTGGCGGTGAACCCTCCCATGTACGAGGAATTGAAACAGTGGCACGATGCCACTGACAAGAGCACACAGATACACGGCATAGAGGACATCAGCCGTTGGAACTACATCTGTGACGGAGATCGCGAGACAGACTGTCCACGTGGTCTGAAACTCTACAGGATATGGCGTGGAGGGAACCCCAAGAAGGGCGGCCAGATCAAGACCGAGGACTTCTCCAACAACCGGGGGTCAGGCTGTTCAGCGGTGCTGATGGCGGCAGAGAGTGGCATCAAGAACGTGGTGATCCTGGGATTCGACATCCTGGGCGCACAGCAGTGGGAGATGCCGGAACCCAGTAGGATACAGAACAACATCTACAAGAACTCCGCCAACTATCCCGACAGGCAGAGCATGAAGGCCTATCTCAAGTACGAATGGATGTACCAACTGAGGCAGACTTTCCGTAGGTTCCCAAGCACAAATTTCTACTTTATAAATCGAAGAGAATACCTCGAAGGCAACACTTTCCTGCGTTGGTACTTCGATCAACCAAACATAAAGTCGGGCATATACGCTGACCTACAGAGATGGATCACGGGTAGACGCGATGACATCCAGTGGATGAGATTATAGATCACACTTCTTACAGAAGTGCTTGTGAACTTTTTTGATCCTGTCAGGGTCTATCATGTTCTTGGGCTTTTTGAATGTGTCTCCACAGGTGTCACACCTGAAGATGTACATGATGTTGTTGCGACGCACGGTGTGGCAAACACCCAGTTTGCTCTCCCTCTTGAACAGTTTGAGGGTCTTCTGCGTCTCTATGAACATAATATTATTTAATAAATACGCATAACACATTATGGCTAGATTAACTATAGACACAGGAACAGCAGGAAATCCAGCGACGGGCGACACTTTACGCACGGCGATGACCAAGATCAACACCAATTTCGCGGAGTTGGCGGGTGACCTACAGATGTCGGGCAACACACTACTCAGTGCTGACACCAACGGAAACATCATACTGGATCCAAACGGGACAGGACAGGTACAGGTCAACGCAGACAGATTGGTTATAACAACCACTAAGACACCAACAGCGACGGGTGCCACAGGCGACGTGGCGGGTTCCATCAGTTGGGACGCGACCAACCTATACATCTGCACTGCCAACTATGACGGTTCCACTGCCATCTGGAAGAAACTAATACTACAGGCGATATAAAATGGCGAAACAGACGATTGACCTAGGTACATTGGGCGGTGCCGACGGTACCGGTGACAGCATCAGGACCGCGGGCGCCAAGATCAACAACAACTTCACGGAGCTGTACGCCACCAGCGCGGTGCAGTCGCACATCGGCATAGTCCAGAACAACATCAGTTCAACACTGAGCAACGCGGACATAGTGCTGAAACCGGCGGGAACCGGTTCCATATCGTTCCCTGCCATAAGATTCAACGACAACAACATAGAGGCCATCCGTAGTAATGATTTTATAAAACTCGTACCAAACGGCACGGGTTCGGTCATAATAGATTCTTTACAAATCAAAGATGCTTCGATCAGTACCAGCCAGAGCAATGATAGTTTACAAATATCCACATCTGGTACAGCACAGGTCACTATAGATTCATCACTGACCGTTGACTCAAACATCAACATCAAGGACAATGTGATCAAGACAACTTCGACAAATTCGGACATGGTCCTATCACCGGCGGGAACAGGATCAATAAAAATATCAAACATAGACATGAACGAGGGCACTGTTGACAGTACAGTGATTGGGTCGGCAACCGGCACCGCCGGTACATTTACAACAATTACAACTGATTCTTTGAGCACAACAGGTGTACAAATTACTGACAACACGATTTCCGCCAACCAGAGCAATGCCAATCTAGAATTGGAGGCCAATGGTATCGGCTACATCAAGATCAACGGAATAACACTTCCGCACGTTGATGGTAACAGTGGACAGGTGTTAAAAACGGACGGTGCAGGACAGTTGGATTGGTTCACCTCTCCCATACTTTTTGATCAAACCCACATCGACGATGCCACTGCCACAGTCTTGGGTAGTAATTCTTCCGCTCAGGTAGTGGATACATGGGACGCCAACACGTACAGGAGCGTGAAATACCACCTGCAGGTATCAGACGCCACGGCGGACAGGTACAGGTTGATAGACGCCAACGTCACGCATGACGGTGTGACAGCCTACATCAGCGTTTTCGGTGGCGTGGACAACGGTGACGGCGACGGATCCAGCGTGTATGACACCATAGATTTCACGGCGGACATTTCGGGCGGCAACGTTAGGTTGCTAGGAACAGTAAATAACACAAACAACCAAGTTATTAAACTGGTGAGGAGACCCATAAAGGTATAACATGGCATACAACGCATTAGAGCTAGGTGGATCAGCAAACGACGGAACAGGTGATCCGTTAAGAACAGCGATGGATAAAGTGAACATCATGTTCACTGAAATTTATGCATCTCCTTTATTCACCGAGGATATAACAATAAGCGGAAATGAGATCAGGGCCAATAGGTCCAACGATGATCTAGTTTTCGCACCATCTGGAACTGGCGCAATATCCATGCCGGCCATCAGGATCAACGACAACAACATAGAGGCTACCAGGACCAACGATTCAATTAAATTGATTCCAGGTGCTTCTTCATCGGTACACATAGACAGTCTAAGGATCAGCGACAATCGTATAACCACAGTCACTAACACAGACCTCGAATTGAGTGCTAATGGTACAGGTGAAGTTACAATAGACTCAGGAGTGACCATAGACTCCAACATAAACATCAAGGACAACGAAATCAAAACGACACAGACCAATTCAGACCTTGTCATATCACCCTCAGGCACTGGGCAGGTGGTTATCGGCAAAGCAGACATCAACAGCGGTACCATAGACAACACAGTGATTGGCGGCACCACGCCGTTGGCTGGTACTTTCACGACAGTCACGGCGACAACCTCTGCTGTGACAGACGGGGTCACAATACAAGACAACCAGATTTTCACCAACCAATCCAACGCTGACCTGGAACTGTCAGGCAGTGGCACAGGAACTGTCAAGATAAGTGGATTTGCTTTCCCAACCGCAGACGGAACTACAGGACAGTTCATAAAGACAGATGGGTCAGGCCAATTAGGGTTCGCCACCGCCAGTGCTACTCTGAACCACTCGGACATCAATGACAACACAACTGCTTCTACCCCTTTAGCGGCATCAACCACAGGCACGATGGACACATTCAGCACATCCGCTTATCGTAGCGCCAAATATTTTATTTCTATATCAGATGCCACAACCGATAGATACGAGATAGTGGAGGCCAACGTCATACACGGTCCAAGCGCGGATAGTACCACAGAGGCATACATAACCGTTTTTGGATCCACAACAAATCACAGTTCACCTTTGGCCACATTTACAGTGGACATACTGAACGAAGAAGTTAGATTAAGAGCTACGAATAATTCTTCTAACCAATTGATATTCAAGTTCCAGAGGACATTGATAGACTTGTAACATAAAGTAGTGTAGACTACTAATAACTTTAGATGAGAAGAACCAATCACAGTAGACAACATCACAGATCACCGCGGTCAGAGATAGCACGGCTGGAGGAACAGCTCAAGCGTGCCACTGATCCCGTGGATCGTGAGGGCATAAGACAGCACATAGAACACTGGCAACGCACCCAGAACGACAGGCGCTGATCTCCAATAAATACCCGTGTAAGGAGTAAGATTCAATGGCAATACCGGTGTGGACGACCACGGCAGGCAAACTAGGAACTTTCAATGAGGAGGATAGCTCTTCATTCCAACTCAACGCGACCAATGCCACATCATTTTCCTTAATTGCAGGTAGCCTTCCAAGCGGAATGAGACTGACATCATCAGGCTTAATTACAGGAGTGCCAGCACAGGTTGCCAAGAGAACTCTTTACACTTTCGTCGTGCGTGCGACAGACGGTTCCTTGATCACAGATAGGACTTTCTCGATAGACGTTGAGGGGCAGGACGCACCCATTTTTACCACGGCATCCGGACAACTACAGTTAGACGATTCCACACGTGTGGGACTGTACTGGGTGTTGGATGGCGAGTACGTGAACTTCCAGTTCCAGGCCACTGACACGGACACGAGGTTGGGTGGGGAGATCAAATTCGAGGTTATTTCAGGAATACTGCCTCCGGGACTGACCCTACGAGAGGACGGATTGCTCTCGGGCACATGCCAACTCACGGATGACTACTTCGAAGATTCCACGAGGCAGATAGCAATGACCTTCCCTATAACGGTTAGGGTCAGTGACAGTACTTCGGTCACAACACAAGAAAATTCGATCTACGTCTACTCTGCGGCATACTGGAACGTGAACAATCCAAACATCACCGTAGACATGACCGAGATCAATGGATTCCCCATCACCATGGATCACACTTCACAGAGGAGACCGGTGTTCCTCACGGACGGCAACCTTGGCACTTTCAGGCACGACAACCAGATGGTGATCAAGATAGATGTGGATGACGCTGATTCCACGGGAAACGATCTTGTGTACTCTAAAGTGGGAGGCACACTGCCCACAGGTCTACAGGTCGATCCCAACTCAGGTGAGATATATGGCTTTCTACCCAGACAGGGTGAGGTAACGCAGGACTACACATTCATAATCAGAGCCAACAGGACCATGCCTACCGGACAGAACGTTTACTCAGACAAGACTTTCACAATGACCGTGCTGGGAGAGATAGACATAGGTGTGTCTTTCACTACACCGGCCAACGTGGGCACACTGACTGCTGACATTCCAAGCACACTATCCATAGAGGCAGTGGCAGACGAGCCAAACAGAGTTCTTTCATATTCAGTAACAAGCGGAGCACTGCCGACAGGCATCATACTATCTCCGCTGGGCAATCTTGTTGGCACAATAGATCCTAGTGACTTCACAGATTCAACAAGGACGTTCACATTCACAGTAACAGTGAGTGATCAATACCAAGAGTCCGCGGCTACAAAAGAATTCACACTCACAATCAACATACCTTACACCACCATTGAGTATGGTGACATGATAGGACACGCAACATCATTCATAGACCAAAACATATTCTACAATATGGCACAAGATCCTAACATAAACTCACCAGAAGAGATCTATAGACCCGAGGATAGCAACTTTGGAATGAAACTGAGACCCGAGATGCTGATGATGGCGGGCGTTGAGGCACAGACGCTGACCACATTCCAGAACCAGATGGAGCAGAATCATGCACCCATAACACTTTGGTTCGGAGACATTAAGACCGCTGTGGCCAAGCAGAGTGGCACAGTTCTATACGAGGTTGTCTACATCGATATGGTGGATCCGTTTGTAAACAACGACGGGGTAGAAACTGGTGCTACTACTATAAGACCAAACGCGGTAGAAAACATGAGGGACAGGATCAAGGCGCTAGGACACGATGAGTGGACTTTCCTACCACTTTGGATGAAGACTCAACAAGTGGGTCAACAAGGTCCTTTGGGATACGTGAAAGCGGTTCCTATACTCTACTGTAAGCCAGGTACTTCGGCTAAGTTCAAAAAGAGGATTGAAGATCTAAATCTCAATTTCAAAAATATCGATTTCATCATAGATAGGTACACTGTCAGCAAGAGCAAGGTATCCCCGGGTACATTTACTGGCGACGGATCATCACTATCATTTGTATTAAATGAGATAGTACACGAGGAAGACATATTGGTAAAAGTTGGATCTACTACACAAACATTAGACACTGATTTTGAACTCACACACGATACTACGAACTTAACAACCACAATAACCTTTAAATCAACAGCACCAGCGAATGAAGTTAAAATAACTGTGGAAAGATTGAACGATAAATATCTAAGATTTAGGGACATAACATAAGATGGCGAGCAACATAGTACCAGGAAATATAGACGGAACGTATCCAGTAGCCGGACAGGACAACAGTTCACAAGGCTTCAGGGATAACTTCACGGCTATAAAAAACAATTTCACAGAAGCCAAGACAGAGATCGAGCTATTACAAACAAACAAGGCAAACCTAAATGCTACTAACGACTTCTCTGGTAATCTGATCACAGATGCTGAATTAAAAGATAATTCAGAGACAGTTTATGCACACGGTTCCATAGACGGCAATATCACACTAAATCATGAAAACGGACACTACCAGACTCTTACTACTACTGGAACAATAACATTAGGATTTTTAAATTTACCGGTAACAGGCAAACTAGGTAGAATCATATTAGATGTTACAGTGGCTTCCACATCACACACAATAACAATACCATCCAACGTGTTAGTTTCAGGAAACGTTTCAGGCGGAGACGGCAGTTCAGACACAATCACTGTACCCACTTCAGGCAGATACCTTTATGAGTTCATGAGTCCAGATGGTGGAACGACCATCCTGATGCACCAGTTAGGCAACAACTACATCTAATAGGAGGTAGTGATGTATTTTCATCCATTACAAGAAGAGATAGCAAACATGAGCGAGGAGGACATCTCCAATCGCATCAAGGAACTGTCGAGGAAGGTAGCGATCGCCAGGAGGGGCAGGAATCCAGAGATGCTGGCCAACCTACAACAGGCACTGATGACATACCAGAACGCCATCCGAGAGAGAAGGTTAGAGGAATGGCACAAGAACAACAAGAAGTTAAGGAACGAGCCAGACCTAGGCGACCTGATAAACATGGAATAGTAAATATTCCTGATGTCAAACAGTTTCAGTTGGAAGACAAAATTCAAGAGCATAATCATAGTAGACGGAGAATTGTTCCCCAACGAGTATTCCGTGGAACTGCATCTAACACCGCATACTGCTGACCTCAAGGAACAGACCGCGTACTTCGACAGGCTCAAGAACCTGTTCGAACAGGTGTTCGCCAACACCGTGACGACCTGGCGTGAGGAGAAACTGTATTCCGTTTTGAGGCAGAACAGCACCAACAGGTTCATTGAATTACCAAGACCGCCCTATGACCAGATCATGGCCGCGGTGTGCTACTGCAAGGCCAACAGCATATTGGACAGCAAGATCATCATAGAGAAGATCGCTTTGAGTTCATGGCAGGGTGATGGTATTACCTACACGGTTGACAAGGACAGCAGAGAGCTTATACTGTTAGATAGGCCCGACTGGTTCTCAGAAGAATACAGCCAGTTCGACCCATGGTGGTTGAGGCCAGACACGGCAACATATGATGAGGAACTTGACAAAGGCATATACACAGGACACTTCAGTTGGACCAACCAACGAATCGTCGTTGACAAACAGCACCAAGAACATGCTAAAATATTCGAGTTCAACCCAAAGGTTCTAGATGGCGGAAAAGACAAAGACAAAGACAAATTATAATATCCAGGAAGAAAAATTTAAGATAGATCAACTTTTGACACAGGAATTGCTACAACTTTCTGACAGTGACATAAGTGATATTACTCGTAAACTGCCTGATAAAAAATATTACGAGTTCTCGTACCATATGCTGTTCAACAACAAATTTGATAATTTAGAAAAAGAATGGCAAGCATGGAAGCCATGGGACATATGGACGTACCCTGTTTTTGACCTGAATAGATTTAATATAATCATGTGTCAAAATGCGAAATATATTCATAATAAGAAAATTCTGGACATCGGATGTAACATAGGATATTTGTCGCTCTTCAGTTTGTATCTAGAATGTAAACATGTAACTGGAATTGATGTAAGAGAAGAAAAACTAAACATAGCAGATTTCATATGCAACAAAGCAAACTTTTCTAATCATACGTTTAAGAAGGTCAATATACATAATTGTGATAGTTTAAACAAGGTAATGAATGGGGTAGAAACAATAATATTTTCAGGAGTACTTTATCATGTGTCCAACCATTATGAGATCTTGAGGAATCTAAGTAACTCAGATGCTGATACCATGATTATAGAAAACGAAGAATCGCCCGAAGGACGTGATAAGCACACACCTTACATATTTTGGCATGACAGGGATAACACAAAAAATATGATGCATGGCTATTCTAAGGATCACGAACACATACTTGTTGGTAAGCCCAATCAGGCCTGGATAAACATGGCAATGAAAGAGCTAGGATGGAAGCTTCAAAAGACAGAATATCTTGTGATGAATCTAGAAAAAAAAACAAACCACCGATCTTTGGTTCCTACGGATCACAGATGTTGCAGTGTTTTTGTGAGGTAGAACATGAAGATTAACGAATACGGTGATGTTATTTTCTCTGAAAACGATGCTATAGAGTTAATTTATAATGATCCAGATTTTAACATAGGTCAATTATTTTTTGAAAATGTGGAAAAATATAATTCCTCACTTAAACATTTAGGAATCGATCTCCCTGTTGTGAAAAAGATTCCCGATAGAGAATCGATATCAATGTTTGATCAGAATAATACTAATAACTGGCACATGCCGGAATCATATTATAAAATTAATGTGCTACAATGGCTGTTGGAGCGATGCCAGAATGATGAAGAAAAATTGCGTGTGCAGATGGAATACGACCTTTTCGAGAAGAAAAAATTCATACGAGTGCTACAGTTCCTGATCTACTTCGTTGACACACTCAGAGCCAACAACATAGTGTGGGGTGTGGGCAGGGGATCCAGCGTATCTAGTTTTTGCCTGTTCTTGATAGGAGTACACAAGATCAATCCATTACTGTACAATTTGGATATCACCGAATTTCTACGATGATAAATAATAATATAGGAGTTTAATTTTATGGTAGCAAGACCCACAAGAAAAAGAATGTACAGGACCATGCAGGGACGCATGGTTGACATAGAGAAACTGAGAGCGGCCAACGAGAACGTACAGGCGGTTGGTAACATGAACGTGAACGCTCGTGGAGACGTATTAGGAACGGGTGGACAGATAGCGATCAAGAAAGAAACAATTATTAAAAAATACTACGAACATCCAAGGGGCATGGTGGATGACACTCCAACCAGAGCTAAACCTACACCATCACAGAGGACAACACCAACACCAACACAGACAGTGCAGACGATGACCCCTGTCACCAAGACAGAAGTCAAACAAAAACCAGCACCAGAACCCGTTGTTGCACCCAAGGTTGAGTCAGAACCAAAACCGGTCACAACATTCAAAACAAAGACAGTGAGCACCACTGAGAAAAAAGGCATAGACGCCGCTCTTGACGGATTGGAATAAATCTGTTAATATAGTCCAATATGGGACAAATAGAAGACTTACAATCAAAGGGATTTGGATCACACGGTGGCAAGCAGTACATCGTTGATTACGATATCACACCACTCAAGAAACGAGTACTAGTTTCCAACATGCACTTCGGTGAAACTAAAACCGCAGGCGGGATCATACTCACAGACGATGACGGCACAGAATCAGGTATACACCCAAGATGGGCCAAGGTCTACGCTGTGGGCAAGGATCAGGATGACGTTGAAGTGGGACAGTGGTTGCTGATCGCACACGGAAGATGGAGCCGGGCACTCAAGGTCAAGAAAGACGGTGTGGAACTCGAAGTGAGGATGATAGACGAGAATGACATCCTGCTGGTGTCAGATAACGAACCAGAGCAGAACAGACTCAAGGCCGGCTATATTAACACAGGTGGCATGAAACAGATGACGTCATTGCCCGGCAATGACTAGATCACACACCTGTTACGTCTGCAACAAACAATTCTTCAACGCAATTTACTGGTATGACAGCCTACACGACACCAAGTATGATAAGAGGATAATCAGACCGTTCTGTGGACCAGCCTGTGCGAAC